TAATTTATTGCACAAACAAACAGATATTGTAGAGTACATGAGAGAGTCCAAAGAGAACTTCTTTTATGTAATCGAAAAAATAAAAGAGGAAAATTAAGATGGCAATGACTATCACAACCCTTAAGAATACAAATCAGGAAACTGTGATTCACTTCACATCTTCTCTTGCAGAGTCTGGTACAATTACCATTGCAAATTTAACTGCAAGCACTCAAGCAAGAAATTCTGATACACCTACTGTGAATATAGTTAAGTATATGATTACAGGTGAACTAGCTTCAAAGGTTAGTATCATTCGTAATAGTAAAATTGTTATTGCGGTTGCTCCAGAAAATGCTCCATACATGGAAGCTAATGCTTGGGGTATTCCAATTACCAATGATAATACTTTTGACATTGTTATAACTAATGGTGCTGCCAAAGACGTTTCTGGTTTCATAGTCCTACGTAAAGTTGCTGGTTGGTCTACTAAAGTCGAAGATGCTACTTACGGTGCTTATGACGATCCAACTCGTGTTGGTGCCAGCACTACAATGAGTGGTTCACCAGATAAGGCATAACTATGAAACTTATTAAAGAAGTAGTTGAATCTACAAAACTTGTTGTCGAAGAAAAACTCGGCAAAGGTAAGACATATTTTATTGAAGGTGTATTCCTTCAATCTGAATTACAAAATCGTAATGGACGTATGTATCCAGAGTCTATTATGGACAAAGAAGTTGGACGTTACTTAAAAGAGTACGTAAAACAAAATCGTGCATATGGAGAACTTGGTCATCCAGACTCTCCATCAATCAACCTTGATCGTGTTTCACATTTGATCGTTGATCTTCGCAAAGAAGGCACGAACTATATTGGTAAGGCAAAAATTTTAGATACTCCAATGGGTCAGATCGCCAAAGGTCTTTTAGATGGTGGCGCAAATCTCGGAGTTTCTAGCCGTGCACTTGGTTCTCTCAAAATGAATAATGAGGGTATTAATGTTGTTCAGGACGATTTCATGCTGTCTACTGCAGCTGACATCGTAGCCGACCCTTCCGCTCCTGACGCTTTTGTCCGTGGTATCATGGAAAGCAAAGAGTGGACATTTGTTGATGGAAAGTTCGTGGAAAAAAATATTGAGGAAGTTAGATCTTTTATTAAGAGAACTTCTTCTCGTAGTTTGGAGGAAGCGAAAATAACTGCTTTCCAACATTTCTTGAGTAAAATCAAATAAATAATAAATAATATTAGAACTTATCCAGTTAGGAGAAAACAGATGTCAATTGAACAAAAAATCGCTGAAATGCTTGCGCAATCAAAATTAAATGAGGGCGTATCATTAGCAGGTAAAGAAGGTGGTATGGATCCAGGGACGCATGGCGCACAAGCTGGCGACAAAGCTGGTAATCCAGATAGCACACCAACTAGTGTTAAACCAGAAGCTGCTGCTCAGAATCCAGACAATGCTAAAAACAATGTCGAAGATGAAAAAGAAGCTGAGGCTGCACCAGAAGGTAAAGCAAACCCAAAAAATGGCGATCAAAAGCCAATCACTAATGCTAGTGTAAAAGAAGATATCGACGCACTTATGAATGGTGAAGAACTCTCTGAAGAGTTCCGTGCTAAGGCAACTACCATTTATGAAGCTGCCGTCACGACACGTGTCAACGCTGAAGTTGCACGTATCGAAGAAGAGTTTAACACTAAGTTGCAAGAAGCAACAGAGCAAGTTAAAGAGGGTCTAGTTGAACAAGTTGATGGATACCTCGACTACGTAGTCGAGCAGTGGATTGCACAGAATGAAATTGCCCTTGAGCATGGTATGAAGTCTGAGATTCTCGAAGGTTTTGTATCTGGTCTAAAAGGATTATTCGAAGAACATTATATCGACATTCCAGAAGAAAAGTTTGATGTATTGGGTTCTTTAGAAGAACAAGTTGAACAACTTGAAGCTAAGCTAAACGAACAAGTTGCTGCTAATGTTGAACTAAACAAAACTGTTGGTACAATGAAGCGTTCTGAAATCGTAGCTGAAGCTGCTGAAGGTCTAACTGACACTGAAGTTGAGAAGTTTACTGGTCTTGCTGAAGAATTGTCTTACGAAGATGAACAATCTTTCAAGACAAAGGTACAAACTATCCGTGAGAATTACTTCACTACTAAAGCGCAAGCAGATGTTAAGTCTGTGGTGACAGATACTCCAGTTGATACATTGGTTGAAGAAAAGAAACTCAATCCAACTATGAACGCATATGTTAGTATGCTGAACCGTAAATAATTTAATCCACCTTAAAGGAAAACAAAATGACAATTCGTCAAGATTTAATCAAAAAATGGGCACCGATCCTCGAACACGAAGGTTCTGCTCCAATCAAAGATCAGTATCGTAAAGAAGTTACTGCTGTTCTATTAGAAAACCAAGAACGTGAAATTCGTCGTGGCCATGAAGCCATGGGCGAGTTGAACGAAGCTGCACCAGCTAACGCTGTTGGTTCTTACGGTGACACTGGCGGTTTCGCTAAGTTTGATCCAGTATTGATCAGCTTGGTTCGTCGTGCAATGCCACAACTTATCGCTTATGATGTTGCTGGTGTTCAGCCAATGACTCAGCCAACTGGCTTGATCTTCGCAATGAAGTCACGTTACACTTCACAAGGCGGTACAGAAGCATTGTTCAACGAAGCTGATACAGACTTCGCTGGTACAGGCACTCACGAAGGTTCTAACCCAGTTACTGGCACTTTCACTACTGGTACTGGCTTGGCTACTTCTGCTGCAGAACGTCTTGGCCAAGGTGGTCAAGGTGATGGTTCTTTCGGTCAAATGGCTTTCTCTATCGAAAAGCGTTCAGTTACTGCAAAGACTCGTGCTTTGAAGGCTGAATACTCTATCGAACTTGCACAAGACATGAAGTCTGTGCATGGTTTGGATGCTGAAGGCGAATTGAGCAACATTCTCTCTACTGAGATTCTTGCTGAAATCAATCGTGAAGTTATCCGTACAATCTACAAATCAGCTAAAGTTGGTGCCCAAGTTGGTACTACTACTGCTGGTACTTTCGACTTAGACGTTGACTCTAATGGTCGTTGGTCTGTTGAGAAATTCAAAGGTCTATTGTTCCAAGTTGAACGTGAAGCCAATGCTATCGCTCAGCAAACTCGTCGTGGTCGTGGTAACTTCATCATCTGTTCTTCAGATGTTGCAAGTGCCTTGGCAATGGCTGGTGTTCTTGACTACGCTCCTGCTCTTTCAACTGGTTTGAATGTTGATGAGTCTAGCACTACTTTCGCTGGTGTATTGAATGGTAAGTACAAAGTTTATGTTGATCCATATTCTGCTAACCAATCTGCTACTCAGTTCTTGACTGTTGGTTACAAAGGCACTTCCGCTTTTGACGCTGGCTTGTTCTACTGCCCATACGTGCCTCTACAAATGGTTCGTGCTGTTGATCCTAACAGCTTCCAACCTAAAATTGGTTTCAAGACACGTTACGGTCTAGTTGCTAACCCATTCGTTTCACTTGACGCTTCTAGCTCTGATGGTGATATCGATGCCAACGTGAACTACTACTACCGCAAGGTTGCCGTTACTAACTTGATGTAATCAAGTGTCGGCTGATTAAGCCGACGATAAGATCGGTATTTTAGAGGGAGGTCTTTCGAGATCTCCCTTTTTTCATAAGGATAAATAGATACATGGCTACTACACTTACATGTCCGATTCCAAGTAACATTAACCCTTTGTCTCCAAATGGGTTCTTGTTTACAATTCAGCAACTTCCTGAGATGAACTTCTTTTGTCAGCAAGTTAATCTTCCAGGAATTACATTAGGCTCACCTGAATTTAGCACTCCATTCTCAGTGCAGCCAATTCCAGGTGAAACTCTTACCTATGATCAGTTAACTATTCAATTCCTTGTTGACCAAAACATGGACAACTATCGTGCAATCTATAATTGGATTATTGCGTTAGGCTTTCCATTGGGATATGAGCAGTATACAAGTTTCTTTAGTGCTCAAGAATCACTTGTAATTTCTGACTTAGCAAAGAACTATTCAGAAGGTTCACTAATTATTCTTGGTGCAAACAATACACCAGTTAGAACAATTACGTTCACTGATATGTTTCCAATTGCATTAGATTCATTAACATTTGCATCAACAAGCAGCGATGTTCAATACCTAGTTGGTAATGCAACTTTCCGTTACGGATATTATAGATTTATATCGTAAGTCAAATTTGATTTTTTTGCGAAAGTGTAGTATAATGTCTACACAACATTGAGGATTATTATGAATTTAGAAGACTTGCAAACAATGTGGGATGAAGACTGCGGGATAGATGATAACTATCTCGGAGAGCATGCCACCAAAACTCCCAAACTTCACGCTAAGTATGTACGTCATTTAGTACAGGCTAAACTCAAGCTGACTAAAGTGCAGTCAGATTATAACCTATTGCGTAAAGCAAAGTTTCGTTACTATCGTGGTGAGATGTCACGTGATGAATTAACAGATTTAGGTTGGAGTCAATGGCAAGGTGTTAAGCCACTTAAGAATGAGATGGATGAATTTCTTACTGGCGACGATGATCTAAATACATTGAGGGTCAAAGTTGATTACCTTGAGACCATGATTTATTTCCTTGAGTCTGTTCTATCGCAAATCAAAGCCAGAGATTGGCAATTGAAGACTGCTGTAGAATGGAAGAAATTTTTAGCAGGAATGTAGTGAGCACAGTTACAATAGAAAAACTAGATGAAGTCTATGTTAGAGTTTTCTCTGATCCGTCGATTGAACAAGAACTAGCAGAGTTCTTCACCTATGAATATCCAGGCGCAAGATTTACTCCCCAATACCGAGCAAGGTTATGGGACGGTAAAGTGCGCCTGTATGACCAAGTAAGGAAGACACTTTACGTTGGTCTTGTTGAGTACGTTGAACAGTTTTGTGAACGCAACGATTATTTACTTACATGGAAAACTGACTTCAATAATTCAAACGGCATTACTCACGAAGACGTTGAGAAATTTGCTAGATGGTTAGAACCACAGGGACGTGGTAAACCTATCGAAATCCGTGACTATCAAGTTGAAGCTGTAAAGACTGCTCTTGATAAAGAACGCACCCTTCTACTATCTCCCACTGCATCAGGCAAGTCGTTTATCATTTACACGACACTTCGCTGGCACTTAGAACACAAACGTAAAGCAATCATTATTGTACCAACTACTTCATTGGTTGAACAGTTGTATACTGACTTTGAAGATTACTCTAG